CCGATAGGTCCAGTAGCACCAACACCCCCAGGAGTTCCATCAAGATTGATCGTCCATGAGGTATAGGTTCCGCTACCGACGGTTTGCGTTACTGATACTTGTAGTGCGCCAGTTCCAGATGTGTAGCTAGAGACAAGACCTACAAAGTAATTCGATAAATCATGCGCGACGATAACTGTTTGAGCGGTTGTGTAAGAAAGTCCCGTGCCGATAGTTAATGATTGAGTTCCCGAAACGGGAAGCGTGAGAGATGTCGTAGAAGTTGATTGATAGGTCGCGCCAGTAGCACCCGTGGCTCCAGTAGCGCCAACAGGACCAGTCGCCCCCGTAGGACCAGTTGGACCCGTTAATCCTGTCGAACCGATAGGACCTGTAGAACCTATTGGACCCGTTGCGCCCGTTTGACCTATTGGACCAGTATTGCCCGTTGCGCCTGTTGGACCAGTCTGACCGACTAAACCAGTTGCTCCCGTTAATCCTGTCGGACCTGTTGGACCCGTGGCTCCCGTAGGGCCAGTTTGACCGACAGGGCCAGTTTGACCGACAGGGCCAGTCGCACCAGTTGGACCTGTAAGACCCGGTAAACCAGCAGCCGAGACGATAACATCTGTTACAACTGGTGAAACTATGATGTCACTCAACGCGATACCTCTGCATCAATGTGGACTGTTCCCCAGCCTAAGACGATGTTTCCAGATGAACCTTGAAGTACGCAGTCATAGACATAATCGCCCGGGACTACATTTATCACGGTTGAAACTTGAACCTGTGGGCAAGTGGTTGGATTGAAGGTGATTCCGTTACCTACCGAAAGAGATAGAACTGTGGTGCTGGCGAGAGCTGCGGTTCTAAATTGCAGGATAGGTGTGTAGCCCGTGACATTAATAGGTTGAGTAGGGTCGGCGTTCTGACAATAAGAATAACCCTGATTCCATGCTTGATTTTGGCGAAATGATAGAGGGGTGGCGGCAGGTGTGAAACTAAGTGCTTGAGGAACCGCCATTGTTTACTCCTAGGGGTGTGTGACAACTAATGCAAGAAATAGCGCGACGAGTGTTTGGTGCTTGACAGTTAGGGCAGAAGATAGCCATAGATGAAAGGAAGTTAAGCGCGTTGGAGCCTTCGCTAAGTTCTGTTAGAGCAAAGACGAGAGCATCTATTCGATCGGGAGATTTTGCGGTTTTATCTGATTTATCCCACTCGCACATCTGATCTTCAAGTGCTGAGAAGTATCCGACATGGTGAACCCTGCCCTGCTCATAAAGTGCTGAAATAGGTTCTGCGCGTAGGTCTTTTCCGCGTGATGAATTGATCTTCTTAACGGGAATATCTGGTTTGACTTGGCGCATAACTGACAGAACTAAATCCCCGCCGTTATTTACCTCGGCGACGATTCGATCTGCTCTGAATAACTCATAAGCGGTAATGGCTTTTTGCGCCCATAATTCGGGCGATGCCTTGAGTGTGTCGTCTGCCAAAACATAGTAATGCCCGTCATTCGACATTCCGCAGGTGACGATACCTGTTAAGTCTGAGTCCTCACCGCTGGTAACAGCAGGGTCTACGCCTACTACAATACGAGTAAGGGGTGGAACATCGTCCAATCCGATACGAGCTGAGTCAATTCCAGCACGGTTCCATAGTGCGCCAGGATTATCGTCTAGGATCTCACCGTAAAGTTCTTGTCTGCCGAGCCTTGTCCCGCCGTAGCGAAGTTGCATTTCGGCGAGCGCAGTAGGTGAAAGGTTTGCCGCGTTATCAAAGGTTGAACCTCTAGTGACATGGGTCGTATTTTTGGCGATTAACTCTTTGATGAGTTTGGTCGGTCTAGGGGTTGTGGTAACTACCACTTGAGGATGTTCGCCAAGTCTTAGACCAAAAAGTAATTGGTCCCAGGTATCGGGCTTCTCCCATGCGGCAAGTTCATCGCACCAAGCGCCATGATGTTGCGGTCCGCGAAGTCTATCTGGTTCCTCGGCGGAAAATCCTTTGATCCGTGAACCATTCGGGAATATGTAAGATGAATTTGTGCGGTTATAGGCTTTGTCGTCGTAAATTCCGTAGCGCTTAATAACGCTGATAATGCCCGATTCACCCTCAAAACAGGTGTCTCGTATGTCAGCCGAAGTTCTTGCTACCGTCGCCCAGCGTGTTTTCTTGGTCTGAAGTGCTTTCCAGACTATCCACTCCGCGCCCGTTCTCGTCTTGCCCCAGCCCCGACCCGATTGAATCAACCAAGTCTGCCAATTCGATGTCGGTGGAAGTTGCTCCGGTCTGGCTTGCATCTCCCAAACTAATCTGCTCGCTGTCTGTATGTCTTGCGGCGTTAATTCGAGCCTCTGCGATGAGGTAAGCGAATCTTCTAACTGATTCGTCAAGTTCGCCTCCATCGGTAATCTCAGCTTGCACTTTGATAGGTGCGTCTATTCCGAGTAGTTTGGCGCGCCTTTCCTCTAATTTTAATACTGCTTCAATCGCTTTTATATCGCCAGTTGAGGCTTTATCCCATACTGATCGGAACATGGCATCTAAACGCTCTAAGGCTAATTCTCTAACTTGTTCAGCAGGTTCCCTCAGCGTTCGCTCTAAGGCTCTGGCGTAAGCATTATAAGCACTTCCTGCGCTCGCATAACCAACAGTATCGGCAATTACTTGGAATCCGTGACCCGCAGCCCTCATCTCTAGAACTTGGCGTTCCTTCTCGAACACCGCAGGGTCATTTTTGATAGGCATAGGTTTTGTAAGAATTACAGTTTCTCGATAAGAGATAAGCGCTCGTCTAGTAAGTCATCTATGGATTCTTGAATTGTTTGGCGCTTTTTCCAAGTCATTCTGTTGCCGTATTGGTCTATTTTTAGCGCGTCTGTAAGGTATCCGAGTGCTTCATCTATCTCAGCTATTGTTACTTTGTCGGACACTATAACCATTTTGGCTCCTTAAAGCCTCCAATAGTTACAACATAACATAGAATAGGTGAAATAGGTGACATAAGCAAGTTACGGATGTCTCTTGTCGTAAGCGTTCTGCAATTCATCAAGATCATAAGTCCCATCAACGCACTCTATATCGTCTTGCATAATCCAGTTAAAGATTGTGCGGTTGGTGACTTTGTAGAGAAGTGAGGCTTGGACTACTGAGATTCTAGGCTTGTAAATTGCTTTGGCGAAACCTTGTTCATAACCGTCTTGTAAGCCTTTTTGGTAGGCGCGAAAGTTCTTGTCGCTCAACGCTTAAACCGATCTACGATCGCGGGCCCTTTAAGAACTAAAATCAGAGATAGGAAAAAAACAACCCCGCAAGCAAAGAGCGCGTGAAGAAGTCTCATTTGCTCTCCAATACTCTTCCTAGAAGTCTCCATTTATCGGATGTCCAAATAGTACCGCATGACTTACATTTAATCTCGAAAGTTCGCTCTAGGTCGGCGGGATTTACTTTGAGTGTTGTTCCGCAATTTTCCCCATCATCATCCAAGGTCGGGCATTTGCCAATAATGATGTCCTCAGATTTATTGCCGAGGGTGAATTGAATCTTATGGGAGATTGAGATGATTGTCGCGGCGAGTTGATCGGCTTGCTTGTAGTTATCGTGAATCCATGATGATCTGTTAATGATGTACTGAGTAGTAAGTTCTATGCGCTTGATTTCACTCGTTCGTCGCTCAGAATTCCAAACTAATTTAGTTTCGCGCCGAATCTCCCTGATAGCCGCCTCATGTTTCATAAGAGGAATACTAATGGCTCCTGAGCGCAAATTGAGTGTTTCAAGGTTGCCGGGGATTGGTGTTGATTCTTTGGAGCCTGAAACTCTTTGCCCAGTATTCCCCCTACCAGGCAAGAGTTCAGATTCGAGTTCGTTGTATTTCTGAGGGAATTGTGCCAGTTGGTTTATGGCGTAATTCCAACAACTACCGCAAACAGTATGGGATTGTTTTTTGCGACAGTTTATGCACTTCATTTCTTTTCATGCCCCTTTTCTTTGCGCTGTGAACTTAAATGAAATGCTTTGCAGTCGTGGCAAAAGTAGATTCTAAGCCGTATAGATTTGTGAATCCGTTGGACATAGCGCCTTTCTTTATCTGCCTGTGATTTGGTTTCATAACTAACCTTTTGACACAACATTTTTACGCTTGCGAGATTTGGCAAATTCCTCGACATCTTCAAGGCGATAGTAAGTGAACTTGCCTTTCTTCTCTGCCCAAATTAATTTCCCGCGCTTATGTAATTGGTGCAGGTAATTAACTTCAATCTTCAAAATAAATGCTGTTTCTTTTGCGGTGAGCATCTACCAACCGATTTCTTCCTCTTTAGCAACCTTTTTATCGGTTAAGTG